CGACCTTGCTGGCCTCGGCAGCCTTCGTGTGCTCGATCGAGCAGTGCACGTGGCCCGTGTGCGGGTTGGCCCCCGTGTACTTGACCGGCTTCATCCGCCTGTCGACGTGGAAGATGCGCCGGTTGTAGATCACATAGCGGACCTCGGGATGCAGCAGGAACGCAGCCAGGACGGTGGGGATGTGCACCCCGTCCTTGTCGACGTCCAGGGCACGGACAACACCGGTCACCTTGTCTGGATTATGGTCACTTGTCCTGGACTGGTGGGCTGCATCCCCGATCCAGCCGTCAGACTCGTGATCGCGCTCAGGCCAGCGGGCATTGATCGACGTACGGGCACGAGCCAGGCAAGGTGCCAGGTACGGGGTAGCCATCAGCTGACCTGCCCCTCGTAGGCCAGGATCAGATCCTGGTCCACATCCTCACCCATGAGGGCTTCGGGGTCGTCGTCTTCCGGGAAGCGCGTAATGTCTGCTTCGTCTGCCATAGGCACAGAATAGCCCCAGACGGCCCGGATATGTCCGAATCGTCTAGGGCTGTCGGCTTTGCGCAGGTGCTACTGGTGGACCAGGGCCTTAGGCGTGGCGTCCAAGGTCGCGAACAGACCCGGCACGCTCAGGCATCCGATCGAGTACGAGACCGGGGGGGCCCAGAGGCAGTAGGCGTCGGCGGCCAGGTGCACCCGGGTAGCCGTGTCGGCATCGGCCGGGTAGTCCCAGGCCTTGCCAGGCAGCGTGCCCGTGTAGCCCCACGAGTGCGGCAGGACGTAGAAGCGCCGGTCGCCGAAGCGGGCAGGCTGCTCGGCACCCAGGGCCACGATGGCCTGGCCGATGGCCCGATGGTCCGCGTGGGGTTCCACGGCAGCCAGGTAGCTGTGGCCCTTGAGCCGGACGGGTCCGGTGCTCAGCTGGTCGGCCAGGGCCAGGATCGCAGCCTTGGCGTCTTCGGTCGTGACCTGCCCGTCGGCCAGGTGGGCGAAGTGGACCTTCACGTCGTACGGGCACGTGAGTGCCTTGACGGCACGCTCGGCTTCGGCCTCGCGGGCTGCCATGAACTCCTCACCGGTCAGCGGTGCCCCAGGGGCCAGTTCGTCATTGACCAGGCCGATCGCTGCGCTGGCCCCACCTGAGGTGAGGATGAGCACGTGGGTGTTCTGGGCGCGGTGCTCGGCGATCGGCACCGACATCGCCAGGGTCTCATCGTCGGGGTGGGCTACGACGAAGATGACGGGGCTGGCCGTGCTGACCGGGCCTGGGGTTCCGCAGGGGGCTACGGGGCTTGGGGTGGGCTGGGGGCCTTCGGGTGGGGCTGCCTGGCCGTTGGTGCTGATGGCGAACATGGCAACTGAGCAGGCCAGGCCCACTAGAGCTGCGTTGACCATCTTGTTCTTGATCATCTTCTTCCCTTCCCGGGGACTAAGGTGTTCCACTCGATTCGGACATCCATCGCATGGACATCCATGTCTGGTGTACCACAGCCGCGCTATTGAGCGCACCGCCTGAAGTCTGGTTGCCGAACATCTCCACGTAGTCATTGGCAACCAGGTCATATTCGAACTTGGTGCCGATCACGGTGCTACCCAGGGGAGATGCGAAGTGGTTCTCCTCGGAGATGGGGGTACCGGCCACACCTGAGCCTGCTGCGTTGAGACGTACCTGACAGATGCGTCGCCCGACAGCGTTCTGCGCAAACCCCAAATTCGCCAAGATCAGATAACGTCCGTCGATCGGGGCAACCAACCTGGACGTGTTGACCGTCGAGTCGTGCATCGTGCCCGTGGTGTCCCACAGCTCAGTCTGCAAAGGGATCACCGTGGTCGTCGCATCGGCCAGCGAGACCAGCGTCGAATTCCACGCCTTGGCCTGCGGGGCCGTGAACTCGGGAACATCCCCGGCACCTGGGTCTACCCGGCCCAGGACAAGCCACGACGCCGCATCCGAGGTCAGGACCGACTGGCCCACCAGGGCTACGACATCCCCGGCAACGGGCATGAAGTACGAGGCCATCTTGCCCACGCCGACGAACACGGTGCCCTGGACGCTGACGCTCAGCGGGTCGACCGAGACGACCGTGCCCATCCTCACCGTTGCGGGCTGGGACGGGACAGCCTGGACGGCCTGAACCAGGGGCTGGGTCACGCAACCCTCCAGGCCCTCAGGTAGCTGCCTGTACGGATCGTGGTGTTGACGGCCTCCAGGGCGTTCTGGGCCATCTGGAGCTGAAGGTTCGCGGTGGACGTGGCGGTGATGAACCCTTCGATCCTGGCGAAGATGACAGTGCCGACACCGATGCCACCGAACTGCGATGCGGTACCTGAGGCGTTCGTCGTCGCGATACGCACATCGCCTTCAGTGGTCGCGGCCGTAGTGGCCAACCCCATCCCGACCCAGCGCATGTTTCCAGCGGCGAAGGTGGGCGTGGTGAATGCGAACTTGATGTCGCCTGTCGTACCGGAGTCGTAGAAGATCCCGGCCTCCCACTGGTAAGTGCCACCAGTGGTAAGGGAACCGACCAGGACAGGGTCCGATACGAGTGCGACCGAGTTGTTGACCGGGGTTCCGTCAGTTGTCCGGCGGACATAGAAGTGGTAGTTGCGTGCTTCCAGGGAGACGTAGTTGGCACCGTCGTACACGTCGTAGCGGTTCTCGGTCGCAAGGCCCGTCAGGTCCCCTTCGATAGGGGCAGTGTGGCGGGCTGTGCGGTCGGCGACGTTGGTGTACTTGAGGACCAGGCGGGTCTCCACGTCGGCGATCTGATCGATGAAAGCCTGCGGGTTGTTTGCGCCGTCCGGACCGACAGGGATGGTGATCTGCTGGTCAGGGGTATTGGTAGGCATGGCTCTCCTTTACGCCTGGCTGACCAGGTAGCCGTGGATGGTCGCGTTGGTTACGTTCGGAACGGTCGCCCCGCCCGTGTAGAGGAACACCGACCTGATGATGTCGGCTGCGGCGCAGTTGAACAGTCCGATGACCTGGAGTCCCGGGGAGACGGCGTTGGCTGCGGCAGGGGAGTACTTGTGCCGGTAGGTGATGGTGCCGTTCTGGGAAAGGGCCAGGGCCAGAGAGGTGATGGTGGCCTGGACGGTCGAGTCGCATGAGGTCGCGAACAGGTACCAGCCCGGGGTGGTGATGGTGACTGCGGCGTTGTCCACACCCAGGTTGATCATGTTGTCGTTGTCGTAGTTCTCGACCTGGAAGATCAGGTTAGCGGGCGTGTTCGCGACGAAACCACCCTGCGTATTGGTCGCCGTAGCCCTCGCATTAGGCCGGTTCAAGGCCTGCGTCTCCACCACCCTGACAGTGTCGACCGCATCCTGAATCGCCTCCGTGAAGTCCTCGAACACGGTGCAGTCGATGTTCTCCCCAGCACACGGGTAAGGAATGGCGTAGACCGGTGTAGCCCCAGGCATCAGTTCACCCCGATCTCAGGTGTGTCGCCCAGGTACACGACCCACAGCCGGATAGCCGGGGTCAGCGTCGTCACCAAAGGGTCGACAGGCGAAGTACTCGTACGGAACTGGAGCGTCAAATCGACAGGCGACGGGGCCGTGAAGTCCCCACTGGCGAAGAACACCGTGCCCGCCACGAGAAGGTTCTCGCCATTGGTCGTAGCCGACTCGGGAACCGTGTCCGTGAACTGCCCGAGAACCGGGTCACCGACCACGGCAACGTTCTGTGTAGCGGTCAGGATGATGCCCCTGTAGGCGTTGGCAACCGGGGCTGTCAGGTCCACGATGTTGACGTTCGCGCCGATGTAGTACCAGCCCCGCACATTGGGCAGCGTCGGTGCAGTCGCCGAAGGGACAGTCGGCCAGTTGTTCGACGTGACCGAATTGAAGGTGAAGAAGTCCCTGTCGACCAGAGTCGTCTGCGTAACCGTCGAAGTCCACACCGCCACAGGCGGGTTGAGGAACGACGTATAGGCATCGGAGTCAGCGACAAGAGTCGACTCGACCTGCTCGGCGAAACACTGCATGTACAGGGCCACCGCAGCCATGTCGGTGCCTTCAAGGCAGGGCAGGTTCTGCTGCGAAGTGAACCTCACGGGATCTCCTCAGCAGTCCAGTAGACGGTCATCTCCGCGTATTCGATCGTCAGTGTCGCCGGGGACGGGACGACAAGCTGGCTTGATGTGGCAGCCCCGACGCTGAAAGGACCGTTGGCGGCCAGGCTGGCTGCGGTCACCTCAAAGGCGATAGCTGCCCGGGTCTGCACCTCGGCAGGGAACGTGATACCGAAGTTGGTCCTGAACCTTGACGCCGACCTGGTCAGGACGGTGCCTGGGATCGAGTTGACTGTCGGACCGCGCTGGATGATCCACGACACCAAAGCGTTGTCGTCGGTGTTGGCCGGGTTGCCTGAGACGTACAGCTCCACCCACCAGATACCTGGCCGGTTGATGAGCACGAACTCGTTGTCCGAATCCAGGTTGACCATGTCGTCGTTGTCGGCCAGGACCGCATCCCAGTCGATACGGAAAGCGAACGTGCCCGACGTGACCGTCTCGACCTGAGGGGCAGTCCTGGCCACCTTCGCGAAAGGCACCCCGGTAGCTGTCCGGTTCACCGTCGAATCGAAGCCGTTAAGGATCACTTCAAGGTCGGCGGCCAGGTCACAGAAAACCGTCGAAGGCTCGCATACCGTGCCCGTGTTGAGGCATGGGGAATCTGTGCATTCGAAGTACGGAAGGCAGTCAGGTGAGGTGTAGGCGACCATTCAGCTCACCTCCAAAGGACCCAGGACAAGCGACCTGCCCTGCACGCGCATCGGTCCGGACAGGTCAAGGGGGATCGAATAGCTAGAGACAACTTGGATGATATCGGACCTTCCGGCCACATTGAGCAAAACAGTGTCACCGAGTTCCAGGGCCGCGTCAGGTGTCATCGACCACGACCAGGCGTCCACCAGCGCGGTCAGCCTGCGTAGGTTGTCGCGGGCAGCGGCCTGGGCGGCACCCTGAGACGCTGGGGTCTGGAGGCGCAGCAGCTGGTGACGGCGGCCGAAGTTGCCGAAGATGTAGGTCGGGCTGGCCGGGTTGTCGTCGGAGGCTGTGGCGTACACGGGCAGGTCACCGTTGAGGCGTTCCCCGGTGACGGTCAGGGAGTTGTAGACCATGGACCTTGACCTGGTGGCGGCCCAGTTGACGACGCTGCCGTCCTCACCGTCTGCGTAGGTGACCACCGGTGGGTTGGGAACAGTCCACGGGTACCTGCGCAGCGCGAAGCTTCCGTCGGCCAGGCAGTACCAGAACGCCCCGACTGAGGTTGCCAGTTCGTCCAGGGCCTGGCCCCGGTCAAGCTGCCAGGTGAGCGGCTGGACGGGCACACCGAAGCTGTCGAAGGTGCCGAACGTCGCCAGGGGGACCGCGTCGGAGATGAGCCGGGCCACCTCAACTTCGATGGCGACCCCGGCTGCGGAGTTCTGGGGTTCCAGGAACTTGACGTCGATGACGTCGGAAGCCGGGTCGGCTGCGGTGATCGTGCACGTTCCGTCGGAGGTCAGGGAGGCGTCTTGGATGCGGCCCAGGAACACGACCCAGGCGAACCTGGTCCCTTCGGCGAACTGGATACCCCGGGTTACCCGGATCATGTTGCCGTACGGGGCGAGAAGGTCGTCTGGTTCGAACGGGTAGAACGACTCGTCGAAGGTCAGCGATGCAGTCCTGGCCACCCGGGAGGTCAGGTCCGCGTTGACCGAACCTGCTAGATACGTCGGGTTCGTAGCCAGAACGTTGCGCTGACCGTCAAGGATCTCCACCAGCAGGTAAGGCTCGTGGGAGGTCGCCAGGGCGGCCCGGTACATGGGGTCGAGTCCACCGGTCAGCATCAGTCGCCCTGCTCCAGCTCGATCCAGTCCCGACCACCCGTGTTGACTGCGTTCCAGCTTGCGAACTCAGCGTTGACGTCGTTCCAGGTGCGCCGGTCCGAAGGCTCATCGGAGGCGTAGCCCCTGATCAGGTCTTCCCACGTCAGGCCCGAATCGGTCAGTTCCTGCCATGTGTCGTAGACGTCGCACAGGTCATCCATCTGGGAGCCGCAAGGACCCTGCATCGGACCGGCAGGCCGGGCGACTTGAATGTGGGGCATGTCGATGACCCGGACCTGGAACCTGTGATCGGTCAGGCCCCTGTCCACGTCAACGGTCGAAACGGCCATGTACCTGTCGGGGATGCCGTAGGCAGGTGGGCCCTGAAACAGCAGCGGGGAGCCGGGGGCGTTGAGGGTGAGGAGTGCATCGCGGTCGTCGAAGGTGCGGGTGACGAGCTGAAGTGTGGCTGACACGCCACGCCTGGCCCGGCTGACCGACATGGGCAGGGCTGCGTTGACCGAGTTGAGCAGCAGCGAGTTGCTGGGCCTGGACTCACTCGACATGGACGCGAAGAAGATGCCCGAACCGGGGATGCAGTAGGTGCCGTCGGTGTCGGCCGTGTTGGCCTGGGTGAAGCACAGGGGCACGGCCTGGTCGTGGCATGGCCGCACAGGGTCCTTGAGCCTGAAGATGCCATTGGACGGCATGGTCGACTCGGGGGTCTCGGCGGTGACGGGTGCGCAGGGCACACACGGGTCAGGGTCAGGGATGCAGGGTGCCTGGGGGCTGTCGGTGATGTAGTAGACGGGGGTGTCCAGGGGCACTTCGGTGTCCCAGAAGATCCCATGCCCGCAGGACAGTTCCAGGTAGTCGCCTTCGAAGCACACGTATGGGCGCAGGGCCACGCAGGTTCCGGTGGCCACGTCGACCCTCAGGACCCTTGCTGTGGTAGCTGCCGGGGTGTCGGCCCAGTTGATTTCGACACGGTTGTAGGTCCGTGCCGTGTCGGGGAAGGCGGTGATGATCGGCATCAGTTGCTCCGGCTTCCGTAGGCCAGGCTGCGTGCGGTGACCGCGTTGGATTCGCCAACCCTGGCGTCGATGTAGGCGTCGATCTGCCGGTTGCCGATGTACACGTTGATGTTCGGGCTGACCATTGAGGTGAGCCCCGCCTGGTTCATGATCTCCGCAGCCCGGCCCGGCTTGGACAGGGGGATGACGGCCTCAGGCCCGGCCTCACCGATAAGGGCATTGGTGGGCCCGGTGACGATGCCACCTTCGGCGTACTTCTGCTGCCCGCCTGGGCCGCGCGGATTGTATGTCGGGTCGATGAGTCCCTGAAGGTAGATGGCTTCGCGCAGTGCCACGTTGAATGACTCAAGGCGGCTCAGGGATGCGGAGGTGATGCCTGACTGCTTGGGGGCTGGGATCTTCAGCAGAGAACCGATGATCTTGTCGACTTCGCCTCGGGAAAGGTTCATCTGCTTAGCCAGCGCATAGACCTGGGCAGTCTGCTTGTTGAACACCGCAGTAGCCCGGTCCGTGTCCCCGGTCAGCTGAATAGTGTCGTCACGGGTCTGGAGGATCGTCTGGGCAAGCTTCAGCAGAACCTCGGCGTTATCCCGACCTGCCTGGTTGTGCAGGTTGAGAGTGTCCTTGTTCTCCTTAAGGGAAGCCTTAAGGTCGTCCAGGCCCTGCTCGAAAGCGATCTGGTTACTGACCTGGGCCACCGTCAGCTGGGTCAGCAAAGCAATCTGCTTGTTCAGTTCATCAATGGCCTGGATCTCGGCATCGGTAGGGGCGATGGTGCCCTTGATGGCCTCACCGAAATAGCCGACCTTTTCAGCAGACTCGCCATAGGCCTTCCCCAACATCTCGATGTCGTCGATGTCCTTGAGGTCGATCAGGCCACCGAGGGTGATGATGTCCTTGAAGACCCCGTACAGGCTCAGGGCGTGGCCGGTCAGGAACGTGATCAGTTCGATGAGATCCTCCACGCCCACGAGCAGGTCGTAGAAGGCCCCAGCAGCTTCGGGGTGGCCGATCAGTTCGTTGAACAGTTCACCGACG